TAATTGTCTTCGGATGAATTTGATTCTGATTTTTGATTGAGTGATTCAATCGCTTGAGAAAGTTTGTCTAGGTTAGACGAACTCTTTTTCAATTTAGAAAAATCTGCCATAGTAATCTCCTTATTAAACGGCGTATAAACGGAATATAATCGACTTGTCCACAGTATTCATAATATTAAACTATTTATGCTTCAATTGCAAGTACTTCTTTTACTGCTAGGTAGTGTATGCCAAATTAGCATACAATTCTTTTAATTTGGTTTTAAACTTTGGCTTATCATAGACAATAAATGGTGCATACTTTTCTATCTTCTTTTGCCAAGTAGGCCAGATAATGTCATCATCAATTTTCTTCTTCCACATTGGTACAAAGTTCATAATGTCATTAAGTATAATCATAGTTTCTATGCATATCTTACCTGAAGCCAACTCAGAAAGCAATATTGGGAATGTACCTTGTCTTGGTTTAATGAGTTCTTCAGGATTGTAATTGTCCAACAAATAAGATACTTGATTCTCAAACAGATACGATAAAGACTGATTGCGTTTTTGCCATGTACGATATATTTCTTCTGCTTCTTCGGTAAGTAATTCACCTACCCACTTTGAATCACTCACTAAAAAGTTTGCAACAAAAAAGCTTCTGCATTCTTCTAAAGAATATTTTCTAGATAGCTTATAGAATGAGTATTTGTTTTTGTTGGTAAGAAAAGATTCTTTGGAAGTATTGGTCTTACCATTGTACTTGAAGTAATCATAGCTGTTACTGATGAAATGTAACCTCAACGATTGATACAACATGTAAACGGCTAGTCCTCCGTTCTCATTCATAGTGGTAGTCTGCAAGTCTTCTTTAGTTGATTATTGTTCTCTGCTTGCTCACGAATCTTTGATTTGAGATTAGATGAAATCAGAGTAGAAGCAACTTCTACTTCTAGACCTGTCTGCGAACAATGGTGCAGAATAGCATCAATATAATCAGAACTTAGCTGACCTGATAGTGCTTCAATCATCAAACTAAAATCTTTTATTTCTTCTTTTGTTGCCATAGTGTTTGAGTGTTCCTATGAATCATGTTCTTGTATAGAAAATGTGATTGCCAATTTGCATTACTACATGCTTTTTATTCCAACCAGGTTGAACATATTTTGCATGATAGAATAATGCTTGTGTCTTAGCTATTCTAGCATGAGCGATGGGTTGTGTCAATGCTTTCATTGCAATATATTTGGATTCATCCCATCGATATTCATTCTTTGCCACAGAAACATTCATGCAAGTCCAACTAAATTGACATACCGTTTTGCCATTTGAATTGGCTTTTTGATATACCACACCACAGATATCTGATGGATACTTACCTGAGTTGGTTCTATTGATTGTTACCTGTGCTACTGCAAGCTTTCCTTCAAAAGATTCGGATGCTGCTTCATAGTAAATGTTCTTAGCTAAACACTCCATTTCTTTACTCATGTGTACTTGAACATCAGTATTGATATCCTGAGTCACATGATATGGAAACGAATAGGTAAGAACAACAGTAAAAAATAATATAGTAGCTGTAAGCAGATTGATGCTTGTGAAAAATTTAGCTTTGAACATTGCTTCTCCTTGTTGGATGGGAGAGAAAAAGACTCTCTCTTGCTCACGCAATTACGAATTAGATGTGTGATATTTGATGTGCGTTTGTGAGTGTTGAAATGATTTTGGTATCGACTGTTTAGCAAGGTACAGTCGATCAAACCTTATAGTGCTGCAACCAGAACTTTATTTAGCTGTTTTCTGCTTTATATGCATCTAGTATTAACGATTGGCAATGTACATGGTGATTTCAAAACCAAAACGTAAATCTGTTGCTGATGGTGTAGTCCAATTCATAGTAGTCTCCTTTATTGTTACATCACGATGACATAACTTATATCATATTATAAGTAAAATTGATATACTGAAAATCATTAAAGTGCCGACTGATTGGGTAATAAGGTACAGTCGGCGAAACCCCAAGAGATTTAGGCCGCTAGGCGTTCATCTCCAAAATATGCATCGTTTGCATTTACTTATTTTGCTTGATTTACGGTCATCGCCTACCGTGTTGTCCACTTTAATACTTGTTACCCTGTCGAAACCATGACTGGCCCATTATAAAGTATACTATGCCACGCTCTGAACCTGGACTCTTAGTAATATACTTTATGGTGGACCAGGCGGGAGTCGAACCCGCGTCCAGAATACTTTTCTCTCTGCTTCATACAACAATATTCTTTACATAACTAATAACTTTCTCAAATGCATCATCACCAAATCGATGGTCTGCATCTTTAATTACTATAACATCATGACCTAAAAGTGTCAAGTGTTTTCTGAATTCTGTGTTGTTGATAACCAAATCGTTCTCTGCAAAAAAGTATTTATGCTTTTTGTTCGGAACTAGCACATCATATTTGCTGCGAATATCTTCGGGTACATCATACTTGGCTAGTGAATTAGCAGGATCAACTGATGGGTTAATGATAATAGCATCACAATCGTACCTCGATGCCATCTTAGATGCTAACCAACCACCTAATGAAGTACCAATAAAAATAAGCTTAACTGGTTCGTGGTGATTGTCTGCAAGTACTAGATCAATTTTATTTCCTACCTCATCGATAGCAATGATAGGATCAATATTGGCGCTAAACGAGTGTACCTCAAACTCAGATTCTGTTTTCAACCTGACAACTTTATCTGACTTCTCTGATGATCCGTAACCGTGAAAGTATACAATTAACTTCTTCATAACTACATTATATCACATCTGGAAGGCTTTGTCAAGCGATTTTTAGGGTTTTTACTCGTCTTTTGGGTAACCCATTGCAGTTTTGACATGTTCTTTGCCCCCAATGGAGCGAGAATATTGTTCTTCTGACCCATGTGGTGTTATGCTCTTATTAAGAAGCTTTCCTACCTTGTTTCTGGGAATAACAGGAACTCCAATCTTTTTCTGTAGGTGTTCTACTTTACCAGAGACTTCTCCCCATGCTCTTTTCTGTTCATGGTCTTCTAGTTTAGTTTGAAGATAATCTTTTTTACCTTGAATGCTACCATCAGTACCAGATGCAACAGACTTTCTTCCGTGTTGTTTCTTGTATAGGTTGACTGAAGTAATCTTACCATCACGCTTAGTAGCTTTGATTAACGAATTGGAGATATCGCTGTGAATAGCATTCGATTCTTCTTTTGATCCTGATTTATGTCCACCGTAGCCACCAATCATTGGATCAGAATAGGCATGGTGTAGAATATCGTGAATCTCTTGTCTGTGTTTCTCACGAAACTGCTCATGTTCGGGATTTAAACCAATAGACAATACACGTTCCGTAATGTAGGACTTGAATGAGTGCATGGTGATATTATAGAGTTATTTCTCTTATTTATGTGTTTTTCTATAATACTCTATAGCATCAACTAATCCTTGAATGTGATCTTCAGTTTTTTCAATGTAAATGAGAGGAGGTGAATCTTTGACTGCCATGATAATAACAAGTTGATCGATAGGCTCACCAACAAGTTCTTCGTACATCAGCGAGTATGCCGTAGTTTGCCAAAAGTAATCTAGAATGTCTTCTTTTTTCTTAGACCTAGATGCAGTCTTAAAATCAATCACAGAGAGTTTACCTTCATACTCTGCAATACAATCTACTCGACCAGCTAAACCTAATTGCTTAGACCACAGAGCAACCTCTTGATATTGAATATTGTTAATCTTATTCAAATGAGGTTTGATACTCAAGAAATACTCAAGAGCATCAGGCATGATACCTTTCATATAATCTTGTTTATTGTTGAGATAGTTCTCACAGATGGTGTGTACATTAGTACCACGAGAGGTTGCTTGCTTAGAGATTCGATTAGCTTCTTCTTCGCCTACTCTCTTTCGCCAATCAAGAATTGCTTGTTTCTTTTGAGCACCAACAACCGTGGTAACTGATGGCAACTTAGTACCATCAGGTAACACATAGAATCTTTTTCCGTCAGGAAAGGTTGTTGCTTTTAAATCTTCCAGTTCAACTGGTGGACAATAATTAAACATGATATAAAAGTGTTACTAAGTGATGTTGAAAGATGTATTTTGTGATGGTGGAGCAGGAGGTTCAATCCAGTTTCCATTATCATAGGTCCATCCAACATCTACTGGTCTATGTGGCTCAACTGGTGAATATGGATTTTCAATTGTGGCATAGTTAATTAACTCATAGTTGTCACCAGGGTTGTATGTCGCCACTCCATCCCACTCAATCAAACGCTCAATTGTATTTGTTTCTTTATTCAGAAGAATATATTTCATTATAATATCCTATCAATATACAGTTAC